GTGTCTCTCACAAGATACTTGCAAGAAAGTTTCATTCAGTTTTCCAACCGCAATCATCCAAGCTCACCATTCAAAAATTTCTTCCATTTTATAGCATTACCAACATTAAAAGAATGACCTATAACAGATTTAACTATCTCTGTTAATAAATTAAGTTTTTCTTCTTGAGCCTTTACTTTTAAATAAACTGCATTTAAATCTGTATCTGCGTCAAGGAACTTATCAACATCAGCTTTCATTATTTTTAAAGGATGAGGTTTATCAGATTTTCCCGAATAATATAACCATTTATCACGTTTTAAAACTTTATATTCTACTTTAAAATAATCTAACACAAGCCTTTCATCATATATTATAGACAAATACTTTGCGTGTAATTCTGGTATAGAAAGCGAAGAGGTGTCCATATGACTTTCTGCTTTTAAGAAAGCTACATCTTTGTCAATCATTTCTTTTAATTCTTCAATTTTCATACTTTAAAGTATAACAAATTTATTATTAAAATACAAGGAACAAGTTAAGTAATTTTTTCGATAGAAAATGAGCCGAGATATGCGAACGTAGCATCAACTACAATAGGCTCCAGCGACGTGGCTGCAGCGTCAAGCTCAACACTCCCTAATGTTACTGGAAAAGCATCTTTAAATACTACGTTATAATTGGGGTTGGATTTATTGGTTTCTAAAACAATATTCATATCGGATTTTATAGTTTGTCCACTTCCTAAATTTACAACACTATCTTTTAAATCAAATTGGCCATGATTATCTGGAAATCCCATAGAAATAAGCCAATTATAGATTTCCATATAATTAGACAAATCTTCATTGACATAAAAGGCCATAGTCATTTGTTCAAAAACAAGCTTATCACCTTCAACTGGTGAATCAGAAAAAGGAGTCATTTGTTGAGCTAGACCAATAGAGACAGATGGTATATTAACTTTTTGACAAAAGAAGTTTACATTAGGAAGCCTTGTAAAGTTCGTTTGAAAAGATACTACATTTAATTGATTTAATTCATTTGGTTTTAAAGCCATTACATATTCTCTTATTAATTAGTTAATATATATATTTATAATATCTGAACCAACCCACATAGAAACAATAACACAAAAAAAAGCCCAATACAAGGAAAAAGTTAAGAAAAAATGAATCCTCGTCTATTTAACTGTGTTCTATTATATAGATGTTCTTTTTGTATATTTTCTTTAGATTGGCCATTATATTCAACAGCCAGGTTTTCTTCAATCATTTGTTCATTTAGATTGACTTTGTTGACTATCAACTCTCCCAAAATACGCCCAAACTTACCTTTTTTATCTAAATGAGTCCTAAGGATTATATATGAACCTTTAGGGCAATAATCGTTTAAAAACTGTTTAGATATGTTTCCATAGAATTTTTCTTCTAAATCTCTAGTTCTGGATTCTGGTGTATCTATTCCATAGAGCCGTATAGTTTGATTAGAAAGAAACAAACTAAAGCCCAAATCAATATCACATTTAATGGTATCTCCGTCAACAATTTTAGTTACCTTAGCTTTATATTCGTGCATAATAACTCCAAAAAAAAAGAGGGACAGGGAAAATCCCCATCCCTCTTGATTTGATAAAAAACCGAAATTACATCAAGTTTTTAACGTGAACTTTTCTGTAATATTGGTTTCCGTCTTGTGCAGCCGGAGTGGTTGCAGGTGTTAACGCACCCGTGGCATTAACAAAAGGATTAGATACCATTCCATATCGGGTTTTAAAACCGATTTTTGGTTGGAAGGTATTTTCGCCCATAGCACGAACCATTTGTAGTGGAACGTAAGGACAATAGAAAAGGCCAGCATCATAAGCAGATGCACCTTTGTATCCCAATGTATAAAATTGACCAACGCCAGCTGTGTAGTATGGATCAATAAAAACTTTCATTCCATTCATCATACCAGCATAAGTTGACATTGTATCATCTACTGTAAGAGCATGACCTGATTCCAACATACCACCCATTGACATAGCAGAAGCAACATCAGGAGAACAGATCATAAAATTACCTTTTCCGCGTCGAGTTGCATGACCGATTTCGTTACGATCACGTTCAATTTGGAACATCAATCCTTTGAATTTTTCAACAGACCAACGACCGTTAGAGTCTGTGTCCAAATCAAAGATACCCGGATTAGTAACATCATTATTTGCGCCATAACGAGCAACCGCGTAAATTGTACGGATAACTTCACGATTGATTTCTTGCAGAATTTCTGTTGACAAGATATTTGCCAATTCTGTTTCTGCATCAAGACCGTGAACTGCTTTCAAGTCTTGAGCCAACTCCGTAGAGTATTCAGCTTTCAGAGCTCGAGATTTTGCAGTTACGGAAATTTTGTCAATCGTAAATGCCATTTCGCTGAAATGATTATCTGCTTCACCAAGTTTTTCAGCATTTTCAGTTGACATACCTACACCGTGCGCAGCAGCCGTAACAGTTCCCTCAGCACCAAATGGATTGTGTGTAGCTGAAAGACCAGTTTGTGCAGTTGCAGCAACTTTAGCGGAACCTTCACCCTCTGCGGAATGAGCAGTATCTGCTTCATTAAACAATGCTTCAACACCTTCTTGATTTGTGTAAGTTGCTTTCATAGCAAAAATCAATCCAGTAGGACCGGTCATTGGCTGAACACCACAAACGTCATAAGAAATCATTTGAGGCATTGCGCGTCGTACCAATGAAATGAGAATTGGATCCCATGTATCAATAGCACCAGCACCAGCAGTTGAAGAAGAGCCACCCATATGGTTTGTTGGTGCAGCTTCACTCAAGAATTTATCTTGATTATCCAAGAGACGCAATGTAACATCTCTTTTGTAATTATCTTTGATTTCTGGAAGGTCTTTATGCTCCATTACGGGCTTCCACTTCTCAGAAATTTGTTCTGACATATACATATTACTACTCCTTTAAAATTTGTTTAATTAATTTAAGTCTAAATCACTTATCCCATTATTTTTTAGATAAATTAGAAATTGCTTGCATTACACTATCCATTCTACCATCACTATTTCCATCTACAACCGGATTATTTGTACCAGCAGATTTCTTATTATCTACAACTTCATCTTTTTTATCTGATTTGAAATAGCTATTCTTGATAGTATTCAATTTTTCCGCATACTGTTCATCAGCGTCGTAATCAACGTCCTCTATCAATTCTTTAAACTTTTCAACATCAGTATCGACCATTCCTTCTGCAACGGTCTGGAAAATAGAAGCAGCCTTATATGTATTTAACTCTTTCACCGTGTCCATGTGCTTCTGGGTTTGTGTGTCTAGTTTTTCTTCAAGTTCTGCAACTTCAACAACTAGACTTTCAAAAACATCTTCTTTTTCTTCTGGAACATCAATATAATGCTCCTCAAACAATTTCTTCAAACCAGTAATAAAGCTTTCCGTAACTTCGTTACGAACACCAGTTTCAATAGAAAGTTTGTTTTCTTCCATCCATTCTTTTGTAGCATAGTTGAGATATTTATCCATGTTCTCAGTCATTTCTGTCTGCATAGATTCAATACGCTCTTCTTGTTCTTTCTTAGATTCTTCTCTAATCTGTTTGCGAATTTTTGCAATTTTAGATTTAACAGCAGCTTCAAAGATTGTAGCAGCTTTAGTTTTAAATTCCTCAGAAAGTTCTTCACCTTTAATCAATGCAGCAACATCTTCGTCAACATTAACTTCGATTTCTTCTTTCTTGGATTCTTCTTTATCATCTTCATCCTCTTCGTCATCATCATCATCTTTTTTATCTTTATCCCAAGGCATTTCACCTTCTTTTTTAGTATCTTTACCCTCTGCTTTTGCAGATGCTTTAGAAGGTTTGGTTTTAGGTTCTTTTTGTTTTTTAGAATTATCTTCACCATCAGGCTCAGATTCTGCACGACCTTCTTCATCATCAATTTCAGGCAAACCTAATTCTTTATTAGCTGACTTTCCTGCGCCTTCTTCAATCTTCTTTTCAATTTCACTATCTTCCATCATCTCTGCTTCATCAACTTGTCCATTTTCTTTAGCCATTTTAATAGCTCCTTTTTAAATTAAAATTGTTTAAGATTATAAACCACTCATAAAATTCTTGAATAGTTCAATCTTCTTTTGTTCAAGTCTGGCCTTTACAGTATTTTTAATTTCTCGTTGAATATCACATTCAACTTCACCAGTTAGGCTAAACTCTTTCCCTTCCATGATGCCATTAACAAATGCGTCAGGGGCGCTTGGGTCAGAAACAATATCAACGGTAGAAAGTACAAAATCATCTTGTACTTCATTTACCCCTTCTTTGTTTGTTTTTACAGAACCAAGTCCTCTTGAACTCACACCTAAACGAACACCAGACTCAAGAAGATTTTTTACAATCTTTCCATTTGGTGTGTCAATAATTTTTGCTTTTCCAACAAAATTTTTACCATCTTCATACAACTCTGTTATCATATGAGAAACACGATCAAGATTAACAGTAGGGCCCATTGGATGTCCTAGCTCTCCTAATGCTCTGTCTTGTTTTACAAATTTCTCATTAAATGTTCTTACTTGTTTTTTCAAAACAGAAAAAGGATATACTCTACCATTCTGATTCTTAATATCAGATTGCATAAAAATCCCTTTAATATATTGCTCTTTATTTTTTCCTTCAACAATATATTCAACTTCGTTAGTATGTTCTGTTATTAGTTTCATTTATCTCCCCCTTTTCGTTTTTGCAATCTTTCTGATTCTTTTTGTCTTACTGTTGGCAATAGTCTTTTTGCTATTCTTTTAATAATTGCCTTTTTCTTATTAACTAATTTCTCTAATTTTTCTCTACTAACAAAAGATAAATCACTCTTATCACGATTTTTTAATAACTTATCTTGAATTATTTTTCTTGCAGCTTTAGAAGCACGTTGCTTTAACTTATCTGTACTAGCTCTTTTACGCATTGCAATTTCACGTTTTCTCGCAATCATTTTGCTTTTAACTTTCATCATACGAGAACGCTTAATTCTCTGCTGTAATGTCAATGCTTCTTCCATTATTTTTCTTTCTTTTCGGCTGCTTTCTTTTCAGCTGCTTTCTTTTCTGGTTCTTTTGCAGATTCTGGTTTTTCTGTTTCAGCTTTTTGTACTGCAACATATTTGAAAGCATTTTTAAAATCATCAATTGCTGCGTATGCTTTATCTCTCATCATATTTGCAAACTCAGAATTGGCTCGAGAAAATTTCCTATCAAGAACATTTTGTACTATACTTGCTTTTAATTTATCTTCCATTTTCATTCCTTTCTTCTAACATAAACGATTCATCATTTATCTTTTCTCTAAGTATATTTTCATCAATTTTATATTTAATAGAAGCTTCTAAAATTGATTTGTTAATTCTTTCAATTCCATATTTATCTGTGAGATTGAAAGCATAAATTATTGCTTCATTTATTTTTTCCGAATCAGTTGAAGCAATTTTATTTTTATAATTATTTAAAAAACTAGATTTAGAAATATTCATTATTAACTCACCTAATCTTGTCTTTTTACATCTTGGAATCCTAATAAGGCTGGATTAATTTCTACATCATCTGTATCATCCACACCCGTTTCAATTTTAATTTGTTTATCCAATTCTTCAATTTCTTCTTGAGTTTGTCGGAGAACATTTTTCCTAACCCATTCGTTAGAAAAGTATTTACCAACATATTCATCCAATGATGAAAGAACTTCCAAACGCTCTCTAAGAATTTCATTATTTTTCAATTCTGCAAAATGAGAATCTTTAGTCCAAACATACTCCATCGCATCTTTAATATCATACCAATCATCTTCTTTAATGATTCCTTTAAGAAGGAGTTGTACTCTCAATAATTCTGTAAATAGAGTTGAAAATCTTTGTCGTAATCTTGAAATAAATTTAGAAAATTTTACTTCATCACGATTAATCTCTGATGTTCTTCCAAGATTAAAAGCAGTTTGTTCTGTACCTTCAATTCGTGAAATTGGTACATTAAGTGATTGATAAAGTTTCTTTCTAAAATATTCTATATCTTCTATTTCACCAAGATTCTGTCCAGATGGTAATGTGTTTATTTCAGTACCTCTACCACCTTCTCGTCTTGGCAACCAGAAATCTTCGAGCATTGACATTTGCTCTTTCTGTGATTCTACTTCACCAGTTGTTGCATTATAAACAACTTTCTGTTTATACTTGTCCATGACAGAACGTAAATATTGTTCTGCTTTTAGTTTTGGTAAATTACCAACGTCTATATAAAAAATTCGTCTTTCGGGTGCCCTTGCTAATCTATATATAACAAGAGAATCCTCAATCATCCTTAATTGGTTATAAGGTTTGATTGCTTTATAAAGATAACCAATAACGACTTGCTTCTGTGAATCAATTTGTCCAGAGTGAACATAAGAAATAGCATCAAGTGAAACTCTTACTTCTTCATGTTGTCTGCCACCAGATTGTAATTGTCCTGTAGCTTGATCTGGTTTATAAACAAAATATTCTTCTATATCTGTTACAAATTCAACACCACTTACATTATCTTTTTCTTTTTTTACTTCACGAACTTTCTTAATATCAAGTGCATCAACTGGAACTAAACTTTTAATGCCATCTTTTGGTTTTGTTTTATCAACAATAATATGATGATAAAGTTTACCATCAATATACCATTTTCTAAATGTATCGTAACCTGTTTTATTAAAATCTAAAAGTTTTACAATATTTTTAAATTCACCATCAATTTTTTTCTTGATGGATTCACTTTGGTCTAATTTTTCCAAAGACAGGTGTACTGTTGATTTACCAGTTTCATGTAAAACAGATTCATTGATAACATCTGTAATGGCTAAATCTACTTCTTGTGTCATTGCCATTTCCCGATACTTCTTGATTAAATGATTTTCATCCTTCGCATCAATATCGGTATTGAGATATGTTCCTACAAATCCACCACCTTCAACATAGGTAATTGCACCATCATCATTCTCAGGTGTTACAAATGTTTTTTGTGTTTTCTTTTTTGAAACTGTAAATCCAAATAAATCGAAAGCCATATTATCATCCTTTGTTCATTATGAAAGTTAAGGGGGAGAATAACTCCCCCTTTTCAAACTTAGAAATTAGCACTAATACCATTAGTTCCAATATTGATACCACCAAGGCTAACATTAAAGTCAATGTCAACACCACTACCGGAAGCATTAGGCTCGCGAAGAGTTGTATTATACCAATTATTGACCGCAAATGTTATTTGATATTCTTCAACGGCATCATTTGAACCCCAATCCAATTCAACAGCTGCCAAGTTTGTTGGATAAATATCTTCCATTACATATGTTGCCAAGTTATTACCATCGCGTCCTTTTTGACGAACAATAGCTTGACCATAAACATTGCCAGCAGCTGTAGTTCTAACAGGATTGCGATGTCCTTGAAGTTTCTGCATCCATCGCTCTACTTGAGACCTACCAGCCCAATTTGGATCATTAAATACTGTAATTGTCCAATCTTCAAAAATCCTATCACCAGGTACTTTTAATTGACGGCCCAAATATGGAACATCAATATTTCCCATAACAGAACCAGGAATTTGTGCTGCTTTACCCAGAAATCGGAAATCAATAGCACCAATAGGTGAATTTTGAACTGTAACTTCAAATTGGTTAGGTCTTACACCACCTTGAAAATTCTTTGCAAAAGCTGAAATATTACTCATTGTTTGTTACTCCCTTTCGTTTATAGTATTTATAAGACTTAACCACCGATTTCTGAAAAAGAAACGTCAGTTCTAGCGGCAATAAAGTTAAGTTGAATGAAGTTGATAGACCTTGCTGGTTTAATGTAAATATCACCAACAAAATTATTCGTATCAATAACTTGACCTGTATTATTTGAAGTATCACAAACAACTTTGAAATCTGTAATACCTCTTCGTCCCTGTACTTCTCTCAAAAATGGAGAAACAATGTTTACAAATTGAGCTCTTGTAAATTCATCATTGAACTCAAATAACAATGATTTTGCAGCAATTGAAATCGCTTTCTCAAGAACAATGAACAATCTACGAACATTGATTCTGTCAAATGCACTTGGAATTACTTGCATTGTTTTATCACCAAAAAGGAGAACCCCCGCGCCCGGTTGTGTAATAATCGGATTAATACTTACTTTATACATTTCATCACGGTCTGCTTTTCTTGGCTCCCAAGAAGGTCGTAAAATATTTTTAACTGTACCTCTTGTGTAACCAGCAGGCGACCACCATGGGTCATTTGTGTAATCTGTCCTTGCACATAGACCAGCCATATCACCGTTCATTGGAACATAGATAAATTCATCACGATAACGATCATACTGGTATTTCCATGCACCATCCATAACTGCATAATTTGAAGAACCTAAATTTGTATTATCTGTTTTTAATGCTGTTACTGCTGCACTTTGACTAGCAGGATGTACGACTGATGCTTTGTTTGGTGAAACAAAAGCAACACAATCTTTTCGTGTGCCAGCAATATTATCAACAATATATTTACCAACAGTTGTGTTACCTGCACCAGACATAACCAATGTTATATCTACTGTTTCTACATCTCCAAACATATCATAAGCAGCAAATCGTTGACCATCTGTTGCAATACTTCCAGCAGTACCACCAGTTAAAGAACCACCTAATATGGTTTTTGCAACTGCAGCGTTATTAAATTGTTTGAATGTGCTTGTCTTAGCTGCACCAACATCAGAACCAGCTCCTGTTGAATTTGCTGTAAATTCTGTTTTATCACCCATCCAAATATATTGTGATTGAGAACGTAATACGTTACCAACATAATTTGAAGAACCATCTATTCTTTTAGCATCAACTGCTTTACTAATATAAGCATGACGTTCAAGAACTTCTCCTGGCTCACCAGCAAAATCACCATCTTCATCAATAACAATGATGTGCATTTCATCCATAGAACCACCAGCTTTAGTTACGTCTGTGGATGTACCTGGAGCTCCATCAAATGATGTGATAAATGTTGTTTGGTCTGCTGTTGCTGTACCTGCATCATATGCTGTACGAGCAAGGTCCCAACCATGCTTATCAATAGCCAATACTTTTAAACTATTTCCAAATTCTCCCGGATATTTTGCTAAAAATAAACAATCTGAACCGGCTTGAAAAACTGCATCTGTTTGTTTGTCATGTTCTTCAAGATTAAGCATTCTTACATTATTAGAATTTGGTGCAGCATCATCATCACCGACTGTTGCATTATAAGCATCACTATTGGTATTTCTTACAACAATTAAATTGTTTGTGTATGATAGATAATTAGCAGCTGTCCAATAATCTGCTGATGTTCTTAAATTGGGTTTACCAAAAACTCTTACTAATTCGTTTTCTGTCGTTATTCTAACTCTTTCCAATACTGGGCCCCATTGATATTCACCAGCAATAGCACCAATACTGGTTGCAACATTAGGGACAACAGTAGTCAAATCTCTTTCGGTAACTATTACGCCCGGACTTACTTGAAATGGCATTTGATCTCTCCTTTACAATTAATTACATTTTTTATATTAATATATTTTCATCAATTGCTCAATAATCTATTTTTAAGAAACTGTTTTCCAAACTGTCCCATCAGAATCAATTTCAAATTCATCTTGATTCAAACCATTATCAATAACTCCAAATGGTGTCGTTAAATCTTCTAACTGGTTTAATTGGTTTTGGTATAAATTATCTCTTATGTTTTGTTGGCTTAAATCTTTAAAATACTGTTGATCTATTAGCCATGCAAACAACACCAATGTTATAACCAAATCATCATGTGTTCCTTCTTCGCCTGAGTAGGACTCACCAGTAGAAATAAATGTTGTTAGTTCTGATATAATATCGTAGTCATTGAACAAGAGTTTATTTTCTTCGATCAAAGATTTCAAATTAGAACAACCAATCTTTTTCATTGTCTTTGTTGTTCTAACACCGAAAGCTGATTCTTTTCTTGCTCCACTACTTAATTGTTGACCGTGCCTTCCATACCATGATGTTGAATATAAATGTTCATACTCTAAATCGTGATGTAAAACATCTGCAACTTGTGAACCAATGTCATTTATTTCTACTAGAATATACGCATAATTATATCTCTTTCCAATAGTATTTATAATATTCGGGAAGTGTAGGGGTGCCACGGTGTTATTTCGATATTTTGCTACTACTTTATATGGAATTTCTGTTATATCAAACACCGAAAACGCCGAATAATCGTGTCCTTGACCCCTTGCAACATCTACTGTTATCGTATAAGTACGCTCAGGAAGTGGCTCTTCGTGAACATCTAAACCTTCTTTTGACCACAATGGATCATTATATGATAATTCTTGAAGCTTCTCAGTTGAAACAAGTGTGTTAGTTGACCCCAAAAACTCTGCTTCATACTCTTGTCGAAAAGCATCTTCACCAATCGTTGATACAGTTCTTTTATGCCATTCTTCATCTCTCCCGGGAACATTTGACCAATGTACTCTAAATGGATAAAAGGTATTATTTCCATTTTCAGCATCATTCCAAAACTTGTAAAACAAGTTAAATCCATTTGGAGTAGATACTATTATTACTTTCGTTTCTTTACCAGATGAAATCGTAGGATAAACTGAACGAATAAACTCACTTGCAATATGCCTTTGAACGTGAGCAAATTCGTCAAGTAAAATACAAGAAAATGAAAATCCACGAATTGCACTTGAAGATGTGGAAGAAGCAATAACTTTACTTCCATTCTCAAGTTCCATAGAACCCTTATTCCATTCTCTTAATCCTTGCTGTAAAA